GTGGAAGTGGCTTTCGTTGTTGAACCCGGATTCAGAAAAAACACTCGGATACCGTTATAGGGGGACAGGGAAGATGAGAATATAGAGAGTGCCGAGGGAACATGAGACTTTCGTGGGACTTTCGTAGGACTGGCGCGGGCTATCCGGGGGTCGGACGGTTTGACCGGCGCATTTTGCCAAGATGAGAAAAAATTTAGTGGTTCGCCGTTTTTTGACAGTCAACATGAGAACGAATGCCCTTGTCAAAAACACAGCCAATCGTTGTCTAACCTGCTTCCTGCTCTGTTTTACTCCTAGCGAGGGTGCTAAAGATCTCATCCCGAAGTTTTGCATGATGTTAAACTTCAATAAAATCGGTAATCGCCTTAGAAAGCAGACTGTTATGAAATAAATCATGTTTTTACAACTTTAACACATCACGCACTTGAAAAGGCCACGCAGAAAGCCTGCGTGGCCTTTTCTTTATGTGTTTTTTGAAAAACCATTGATTGCCAAATGTTGCGCTTTGATGCCAGACTGCCCAACTTCCCGTATTTTCAACCGAATAGCGGGATCACTTTTCCTTTTTCAGCTAACCGACATCTCTTACGGCCTCATGTGGCGTAGTATCTTCCGGGGCAGCTCTGGCTTGGAGTCTCTCGTAATACTCTTTGGACAGCGCTTTGGCAGTGTCCAGTTCGCCTTCAATCTTGACTTTCTGAACGTTTAGCTCACCGATTTTCACCTTCAACTCTCCGTTCTCTTTCCAAAGCTGGCGATTCTCTGACGTTAATTCTCGGTTTAACGCTCTTTCGTCGGCAAGCTCCCGCAGCAAGCTACTGTCCGGCGGATCCGCAGAAGGCGGGTATACTCCACGCTTTTTCTCTCCAATACCTAATACGAGCCAGTCAGCCATGACACCAAAGGTTGCACAAATGCGAGCTATTGTTCCAGATGTAGGCTCTGTGTCTCCGCGTTCATAGCGCCCTAAGGTACTCTTCGTAACTCCTATTCGCTTGGCGAATTCCTCACGATCTTCCCCGTCTCGTATCTCTTTAATCCTATCAGCGATTCTCTTGTCCAAGTTGTCCCTCCAAAGTCGGACAGGAAGTTGGACAGCCACACACGAAGGCAAGCTTTTGAATTTATAGAGCAAATTCAAAAAAAGTGCCATTTATGAACTAAGACACCATATTTGGATTGACTAGATTCCAAATATGCAACATAAAACAGGTGTGAGCGGTCAATAATGGTACTGTACGTCACCAACACCATAATTGACTGCTCGCAGGGGGTCAACATCCGGCCCCGCATCCGTATCGGACACGAACTCAAACGTTAGCGGACAAGAGCAATACATGCGGCAGTTATCCCTTCTAGACGATCCCATCGCAGACCTGACCATGCTCATGGTCAAAACCAAGAGCGCCATGAACCGCAGTGCGGCTCGTTGCGGTCTTTCTCGTGACGAGATCGTCGACCGTATGAATGCAATCGCAGCCCAAGCAGGAATCAGCATGAGCCGTGGGAATGCCAAAGGCATCAAGACGGCTACTCTCGAAAAATGGCTGAATCCTGCGAATGCTGAACACCAGCCCTCTCTGGTGGCGGTCAATGTTTTCTGCATGGCCGTGAAGGATACCACTCCATTGGCAGCGATGCTCAATCTGCACGGATGCGGGGTCATGACCCCCGATGACAAGAAGCTGAGGGATTACGCCGAGGCAATTCTCGCCGAGCGCAAAGCCCGTAAACGTAAAAAGCAGTTGGAGATGAAACTATGAACAAATGCGCTGCCGTAGGTGCAGGCCGCAACCGCCGTCCGTGGCTCATTCGAGAATTTCTTGATGGCCTGGGCAAAAAGCAGGCTGACGTCGCAAGAGAACTCGGGAAAAGCAGGTCTATCGTGACCAGAACAATCCGGGGAGGTGCCAATAACCGTGATGTCCTGCGCTACCTGCGCGAATTGGGTTGCCCTGAAGAGTATCTCAGTCTTCCCGACGACATGAAGGAAAAAGCACAGTCCGCTGCATAATCAACGCAATAGACTCCTCTCTCAACCGAATCGCTCGAACTCGACCGCCATGAAAAACGCATACACATCGAAAGAATTGGCTCCAATACTCAACGTTGTTGAACGAACTATCTCCCGCCGCTCGAACAGGGAGTGCTGGCCTTCCAGAACCCGCAAGGGCCGTGGAGGTGGCAAAGAATGGCTTGTTGAAGGGCTCCCCGAAGATGTCCGGTCTGCAATTACCTTGCACGAGGCCCAAAGCAACACTCCGGCGCTGCCCACTGACAATGTCGTCATACCGGACTGGTCGCATATGATCGGCATGGCCCGATACAGGGTTGTGAGTGAATGGCGTCAGTATGTTGCCCAGTACGACGGGACCAAGGGGAAAGCGACAGAGGCTTTCTTGCTCGGCTTCAACTCTGGTATGTTGCTCCCCAAAGAATACAGCGTATTGGGCGATGTGTCCGACAAGACCCTGTACCGATGGGACAAGAAGCTCCGCGACGATGACGATGATTACCGTGTCCTTTGTGACCGCCGAGGCAAATGGTCCAAGGGCGGCAAGAAAGGACTTGGGCAGATCGGTGAAGAGGCTGAAAGGATTTTCCTCGGCTGCTGGTTGACTCCGAGCAAGCCAAGCATCGCACTGGCGCATAGGACCACGGAAACCATCCTCAAAAAGCTCGGCCTGCCGACCCCCTCCTATCGTTCCTTCAGGCGTTTTGCAGATCGCTTCGACGCGGATCACCATGACCTTGTTGTCCTCAAGCGGGAAGGCGAGAAGGCCCTCAAGGACAAGGTCGGGCCGTACATCGCCCGTAATAGCGACCTGCTGGCCGTAGGCGACGTCCTTTTCTGCGACGGCCATGTCCTGAATTTCCGCTGCATTCACCCGGTCACGGGCAAGCCCTTCAGGCCCACGCTTATTTGTTGGTTCGACTGGCGTTCCCGGATGCCGGTGGGATGGGAGATCATGCCAACAGAGGACACGGTTGCCATCAGTTCCGCGCTGCATATGTCAATCCACACCTTAGCCCAATACCCGCGCTGTGTTTACATCGATAACGGCAAGGCGTTCCGAGGCAAGTATTTCAGTAATATCGATGCAGATTTCGGCGAGTTCAACGGCCTGTATGCCCGCCTCGGCATCGCGGTCCAATATAGTAAACCATACGAAGCTCGAACCAAGATCGTCGAGCGATTCTTCCGCACCTTTGACGAAGAATGCCAACGGCTTCTGCCAAGCTACATCGGCAACAACGTCGCCAACAAGCCCGCGTGGATGATGCGCAATGAGAAGTATCACGCTGAAACTCACAACGAGTGGACGCCCACGCTCAGGGAAGCCTCGGAAATCTTCCGTATCTACGCTTTGTGGTACGGCCAGCAGCAACGTCGAAGCGTTGGCAATCAACGGCCCCTAGACCTGCTAAATGCGGGCATGGGCGATGGCGTGGACACCAAAGAACTCGACCGCCATTTCCTTTTCCGTCTCAAGGTTACACCCAAGCGGTGCGGATTCACCATCGGCGGTGTCCGCTTCGAGTCTGACGCCCTCTACGGCCTGAACAAGCCCATCATGGCGATGTACAGTTGGTCGGACATGAGCGAGGTGCATTTACACACCCTGGAAGGCGAACGTCTCGGCACCGCTCAACCCACTGAGGCTCTGCACCCCTTGGCCCGCCATTTTGGTGATGAGCTTGACCTCCAGAAGATCAAGGAAGCCAACAAGCGTCAGCGCAGTCTCAAGGCCCTGACCATGAAAGCCGCCAAGGACTTTGACGGCGAGATCGGCGAGAGCGCTCTCGAATCCCTGCCGTGGATGCGCCGGGAATCCGTCCCCCTGAAGGCCGTACCGAAGCCCAAGGCTATCAAAGTCGAGCCGACTGTAGACGAGGCTGAAATCGCCCGTCTCGAAAGCGTCAAAGCCCAAATACACGCTCTGCCGACAAACACCTTGGATCGGCCTTCGTTCTTTACATCCGAGTACGAGCGTTACGAGTGGTGCTTTGAACAGGCCATCAAGAACGGCTTTGAACTCCCTCACGACGACATATCTTTTATGAGCGCTTACGAGGCGTCTGACGAATACCAGACAGCCACCGGCGCACGCTTTGAACAACTGAAACCCCTGTATCTCCAACAGACAAGCGCGAGGTAAATCATGCGGCGAGACATCTTCATCGAAACAGGCAACGTGGCAAAGTTGCGCAAATCCCTAAGCGTTCTGAGCGATACCGAACGCGGACGGCCCGGCATCGGCGTTGTGCAAGGCGAGGCAGGCCGGGGCAAGACTATGGCCGCTAAGGAATGGCACGCCACCAACGGCGGTATCTTCCTGCGCGTTCTTGAGGGCTTGAGCCAGTTCAGCTTTTTGCAGGCCCTTGCCTACGAAGTGTCCGGCGAACGCCCGAACAATACGACCCGCTGCCGGAACCGTATTATGGACGCCCTGACTGAAACGCCTCAGGCCATCATCGTGGACGAAGCCGACCGCCTGAACATGGGCCGCATCGAAGACTTGCGAGACATCCACGACATGACGGGCTGCCCCGTGATCCTGATCGGCGAAGAAGGTTTCTATCCGAAACTGCACGCCCGCAAGCGCGTTCACTCTCGTATTGTGGATGTGATCGACTTCGCCCCTATTTCTCCCGACGATGTACTGCTTTTCGCCCTTCAGGCTGCTTCCCTCGAACTCACCCCCGAAGCCTGCCACAAGCTGGCCCGGCTGGCGAAAGGGAGCTTCCGTGTGGTGTACGGCTACATCCTGCACCTTGAGGACTATGCCAAGGCTCAGAATACCAACGCCATAGACGCCAAGGCTATCGACGCCCTGCGGATCGGGAGAGCCTAACCATGCTGTCACCTGACATGGATAAACTGCGCGGCGTCGTGATCGGCCTGAATGAAGGCGGGAAGAAGGAAATCAACAACGCCCTTATCTTCCAGGCATTGGCCCTCGAAACCGAACCGGAAAAGGCGCGTGTGCGCCGCCAGCTCGACGGCATGACCCGCCAGAACGAACTGACCCGGATCAAGCCCGGCCACTACAAGTACAACCCCAAAGCACCCAAGCGCCGGGGTGACGGCTATGTCCGCATGTGGCGTGCTATCCGAGCATCCACCGGCACCTTCGGCATTTCCGACATTGCCGCTGTGTCCCACGTCGATAGCTCTTCGGTCAGCAAGTACCTCAAGTACCTGCTCTCCATTGAGCTGGTGAGACGCAACGGCAAGAGCGGCCAAAGCCTCAAATACTCCACCACTCCAAAAGGCCATGAGCAGCGCGAGACTCCGTACCCGCCTGTCGCGCCGAGAGACCCATTTGCAAACGAACGGGCAGCCATGTCCCGGTTGGCCCGCACGTTCTTCGAGAAAGACTTGTATTCCGAATCGGCTAGGGAAGCCGTGATCAAGGAATGCAACCTCATCCTGAAACGCTTTGACACCCAAATTGAGAAAGGAGCCAACTAGTGACTGAAGACACCAAGAAAAACAACTGGACCCCCAAGGGCGAGATCAGCAAGAAGCTGTTCAATGGCGCTGCTCGTATGCGCCTTCTCGCAGACAAACTTTCCGGTGAGGACCGCGTTGAGGCTAATGCGATTGCATCCGCAGTCATGGCCGAAACCCAGCGTGTGGACGGCCTTGAACTTGCCATCATCAACTAGGAGAAACCATGTCTCACATAACCCCTGATGGATTCTGGATAGATGCGAAGGGCAATCGCGTTGCCCCTGAGAATGTCCGAGAATCCGACAAGCTTGCAGACGAACTTGTCCGAGAACTTCACGCCAAGGCCAAGCAAGTTAACGCCGAACTGGCCGAGCTTAAGCAGAAGGCTCTTGACGACATCCGCACTCATCTCGCTCTCGTGGTTGAGAAGTATGACGTCAAGCTGCGTGGCAAGAAAGGCAACCGCACCATCGGTACCGTAGACGACTCCATCAAGATCACCATCAGCATTCAGGAGCGCATCAGCTTTGGCACCGAACTGGTTGCTGCTGAGGAACTCATCAACGAGTGCATGACCGAGTGGACCCATGACGCCAACCCCAACCTGCGCACTCTCGTAGAAAAGGCGTTCCAGGCCGATGCCGATGGCAAGATCAGCGTCTACCGAGTGATGGACCTCCTTCGTCTGGAGATCGACGACCCCCGCTGGCGCAAGGCCATGCAGGCGATCAAAGACAGCGTCCGGGTGATGGGAAGCAAGGAGTACGTCCGCGTCTACGAGCGCAACGAAGACGGCGAACACAAAGCGATCCCGCTCAACATCGCATCGGCATAAGGGGGCTTGTTATGAAGGAATCCATTGCTTTCATTTTCTTCGTCATGGCGTTCTCTGGCGGCCTTTCTAACTTCTGGGATGGTTTTGGTGAATGGCTCAGTCGAAAGCTCGGCTGCATGCGGTACACCTACGAAGTAACTATCTGGCGCCATTACGAAGAGGAGGTCAGGCTTCATGCTTTGACTGTGGAAAGGCCCCTTGACGACAAGATGTCGGCAGACGTCCACAGCTACTTCAAACGGGTATACCCTGAATATGTCCCCTACACCGTTATGAGTTTTGTTCTCATTAAAAAGCGCTCCATCGTACTGCAGACCATCTGGCGATGGCTGCACCGGGCTTGCACCCGAACTGCTAATGACGCTCTGCGTGAATACAAGATTGAGAAGGGCTTGGCCGTATAAGCGAAACCGCCCTGCTGGGCGGTCGTCGAGGCGTGGCGGCCTTGGCCTGATGAGCAGCCGAACAAAAACAAGGAAATCAAATGGCTACAGATAAAGCACCGCTTAGAATCCCTGCCGCGAAAGGGAAAAACGTTTGGCCTCTGCTTTCTGTTTATCCCGGCGACCATCGGGAAAGTTGGGGTAAACATGGAGGAAGTAAGGAAAATTTCCGTTTGAAAATCGGCGAGAAATACTTCGTCCGTCCCGGAGAAAAAAAGACCTTCCTCAGTGCTGCTGAATTGGGGGCGGAGCTGGGCAAGCGTGTCGCCAAGGGCTTCAACGTCTCCTTTGGAGATACACCCAACGGCACGGTCTCTGTCAACCTCTACATCCCTCAGGGAGCAAAAGTCCTCTACTTCGGGCCGGGCAAGCTGCCCCAAGCGGAAATAACAACCACGACTCCTTTCCTTCGTGAAGGTGAATGGATGGTGGGGTTGGGGTACTGCGGCAAGATCGTGCCGGTAACGGCCATCAAGCCGCGCACCATGTCTGAGGCGGACTACGAGATTGAACCGGAAGAATGCTTAAGGGACGCAACCGATGAATGAGGTTCGTTTCAAGATCAGCAAAGAGGGTGAACACCTCGTGATCCTCGACTCCAAACCCTACACGCGGCCCGTGGTGGCATTTCTGCCCAATCAGCATAAGCCGCACGCGCCGAGGTTTCTGGCTGAGGTTTGTGTCAAGGCGATGAACGCAGAGAATGACAAGTACGAAAAAGGAGCAAGCACGAATGGCTAAGAACAAGTTGGCACACCTGAATGACCACCTATTCGTCGCTATGGAGCGTCTGAATGAAGAAGGGCTGGAAGGCGATGCTCTGGCATCTGAGATCGAACGATCAAGGGCTGTCGCATCTCTTGCTAAAGAGATCATCAGCAACGCCAATCTTGTGTTGAGGGCAAAGGTCGCTATAGAGCGCGATCAGCTCGGCCTCGGGCCGGTACCGCACATGCTAACGGCTGGTGGGGAGTAGGCTCATGAACGCGAGGTGGAGACGCTACAGCGATGAAGAATTGGAGTTCTTGCGAGAGGGCTTTAAGCGCATGAACATGACTGCCCTTGTGTCCGCCTTTAATGAGCAGTTCGGAAGAAGCAGGATCGTTCAACAAATCAAATCGACATTGGCGAATTATGGCTACAAGTCGGGAAGAGGTTGTAACAACGTTCCGTACACCGAAGAGCAGATAGCTTTCTTGAAGCAAGAATATCCCAACATGACAGCCAAGAAGCTGGCTGTGGCCTTTAATGCGAAGTTTGCCCCCAAAAGATCACTGTCTTCAATACGCCATATACTGCTTCGCTTCGGCCCAAGAAAGAACTCTCGAAAGCGAGGAGCCAAAAGCTCCTACACCGAAAAGCAAATAGCTTTCTTGCGCGACAACTACAAGACGATGACAGCTCCCGAACTGCAAGCTGCCTTTAATGCAGAGTTCAAAACGGACAAGCAGTATTGGGCTATTGTCAACATTTTAAAGACGTATGAAATCAGGAGATACAGAAGGAGAGAGCTCAAAGTCGGCGATGAGACTCTTTGCCGTGCAACTGGATACATCTACTGTCAAGACAGACTCCCCTGCCCACAACATGAAGACAAAGCGAAACTATCGATACAAACACATTGTCATTTGGGAGAACGCATACGGCCCGGTGCCTGATGGGAAATATGTCCGCTTTGTGGACGGCGACAAAACGAACTGTGCCTTGGACAACCTTGTCCTGGTTTCGTGTGCGGAACACGGATTGTTGAACCAAATGGATTTGACCAATCTGCATCCCGATCTTCGGGCAACTGCAATTGATACGGCCCGGCTACAGGCGAAGTGCATAGAGCTGGAAAAAGTAAATCGCTGAGTATCAGCAGAGAGTCGACATGAATAAAATCATCGTTGGAACCGGATACAATTACGGCACAGAGGCTATCGCAATGGCTATGGAAGTAGCGCACATGGCGAGGCACAACCCGGAAATCGAAGCCGTGGGCCGTATGAGAGAAGAGGCGCGGAAGCCTGTTTCCAAGCGTCACGCAGACGGCTCAAAGATCGGACGCAACGAAATGTGTCCATATTGCAAGTCCGGCCTGAAATTCAAAAAATGTTGCGGGAGATAGCCGTGTATATCGTTGAGATTTCCCCCGGCTGCTGGCTGGCTCCATGGAGAGGTGACCCCGGCAGAACACTGGTTAAGGACAACGCAAAGTTGTTTCTCACAGAACACGGCGCGAAGACAGCACTTGGTATTGCCAGAAAGCGATTTCCGTTCAGGAACGGCCTCAAGGCAGCCAAGGTTTATCACGCAACAATCAACTGATCCGCAATGGAGTGACATGAGCAACGTTATCCCGTTTGACAACACCCTCAAGGTGCAGATCGCCGCCAAGACGCGACCAAGCTCTTGCCGACATAAGCGGAGTGTTGTCCTTGACCCTGACTCCCGCACTATCCAGTGCGACGACTGCGGAGCGTTTGTTGACCCGTTTGACGTATTGTCGGGGATTGTCAACCGCGAAATCCGGTTGACATCATCCCGTGAGTATCTGGCCCATGAGGTCAAAAAGCTGCGCGACGAAAAGCGCGATTTGGACAAAGAGGTCAAGAGGCTCAAGTCACAGCGGCGATACCACAAAAATAAACTGAGCTGATGACTCAGCAATCTCTTGGAGGAATTATGGACGAACTCGACATTAAGATAACAGGATATCCCGGCCTTGTGAGGGCGGCAAAGGCGTTGTGCCTCAGCAACGGGGCAATCAACAGGCTTGAGACGTTCGACCCGTCACGTTTTGTCATCGAAACGACTCATGATGCGCTTGAACATGTTCGCTCTGCTGACCGCATTTTGGGGATGTTGTCCGATGAAGATATGGACACTCTCTGTGACGGTGAAGAGTCGGAGGCCGCAAAGGTTTTGGCCGTTTTTGATACCACCGCCGCCCGTTGTACCAACGAGGTGCTGAATGCGCTATTCGCGCAAATCTAAACGTACATGAGAAACTGAGGTAAAACATATGAATCGCATTGAATGGACAAAGAAAACGCCTACAGAGTCAGGGGCTTATTTCCTTCGCCGTGTAGAGGAAGCGGATGGATTGATCTGTCAAATCCACGAACAGGATGCGGAAAAGACTGTCTTCTTCACTAATCCGGGCTTGGCCCCGACTCCCCTCGCTTCCTTTGAGGACTACGAATGGCTTGGGCCGGTTGCTGCTGCCGACGTTCTGCTGATTGAATCTAGTCGCCAGCGTGATGTCGAAGTTCTTCGGTGGATCGGCGATATCTGCGAACGCAATAAAACTCATGTTGATTCCCTTGATACCAATGATGTTCCGCTGGACGTCACTCTCGGCGATATCCGGGGGCTGACGTTGAGTGACCACAGTGTCCTTTTTGCATTGGCACGGCGGGCAATTCAGGCCCGGAACGCAAAAGCTGACAGCTTACCTGAAGACTACGAGGGACATGAGTTCGTCCACCTGCTTCCTTCTGTTGAGTTGGTAAAGGCGTGGATGGTGAACCAGCTCGGCTGTGGCGGCACTGAATGCAAGCTCTGCTACACGGTAGATTGCCCTTTTGCAGTCGCAGCGCTTGAAGGGATTGAAATTTAGGAAGGCGTGATCACATGACACGACATGAACAAATTGAAAAACAGGCCTTTCTGCTCGCCGCCCGGTCCAGCAGCCCTGAGGGCATTATAGTTTGTCCTCGGTGTGATGGTTGGGGTCATGAGGCAGACGATCTGCCCGATGAAACGCGGACGTGCAAGCTTTGCAAGGGGCGGGGCAGCGTTAAAAGGCGAGTGACCATTGTTGTCGATGATTCGCCTGTTTCCAATGCAAACGAAGACTCTAATTCATAAGGACTCTCATCATGGCAAAGCCCAACTACAAGTGGAGAAACGCGATGCTCGCTAAGGTCCACATCGCGAAGAAGAACATCCCGCACATGGACGATGATCTGTACCGCGATCTTCTGGAGGAGATGTTCGGAAAGCGTTCCGCAGGAAAGCTGACCATGCGCGAGCTGGCCGACTTTCTTGACCACCTTGAAACCAGAGGGGCTGAGTTCCCGAACAGCGGGGAGAAGGCTCGCCAGCCTCAGGAGAACTTCTATGAGATTCCTGACGGCACCGTCCACGCCAGACAGAAGCGGTGGATCGCGGTGATGTGGCAGGCGCTCGGCTTTAAAATGTCCGGCCTCGATGAGCGGAGCCGGAGACAGATGGGAGCTGACAAGTTCCTATGGGTTACGGATCAGGCCAAGTTGCAGACGGTTGCTAATGACTTGGTGGGCCGGTGCAAGAAAGCAGGGATAGACCCATACGATGTGCAGCCTGCTCGCTGAGATTGAAGAGCGGTACGGCACGGTGCATAAGTTTTGCCGCCTGCATCCAGACCTCAATCGCTCCACAGTTTACCAAGTTCTGGCAGGGAAATACGGCGGCGACGTTCAAAAGCAAATCAAGCGGATACAAGACGCAATCAGTGATGTCAGCGAAGAACAGAAGATCATGCAGACCATCAAGAATACAGCCTGTGCCCGGTGCAGCGTCACCGGCCAGTGTGACAGGTGCAATACCCTGTTCCGCGCTCAGGCCCGTGCTGTAGTTCAACTGTTCTCAAGTTGAGTGTCACGAATACGGAGGAGACATGAACGTAAAACCATTCAAGGAATATGCTGATCTGTTTGGTAAAGGCTTCCGCCCGTACAAGGGGAACATTCTTGGTAATGTGTACGAGCGCCTGAAATGCAAAGACCCCAAGAAAGCCTTCTGGATTTGCAAGTGGCCGCTTCTGTATTGCTTTGGCTGCAATCAGCGCTGCTGCCCCACTTCTGAAGGATTTCAGGCAATGCTGCCTGAAGGGGATGTAAGGTTGCATGGAAAGTTCAGCATTACACCGGGGGAAATGGTGAAAGCCAAATCGTTGCTTAGGGCCGATGAGGCCGCGTACTGCCTCAACATTAGCCAAAGCCAAGTTTATGCGCTGGCGAATGAAGGCAAGCTGGACAGACATGTGGATTTGCCCTTTCGGGTAACTTCGGAAAGTGTTATCAACGAAATGAAACGTATTGACCTATAAGGAGTTTTTCTCATGGATATTGTTGTAGTTTTGCTCGCTCTTATCGCTCTTGTTGCTGCTGTAGTTGGACTTGTCAAACCCGATTGGGCGCTGTTCTTCATGCAGGCGGATAAGCGCTCCAGACCCAAAGCGTTTGGTCTTTACAGCATTATGTTCATCGCCTGTATATTCATCTTACCCGCCATCGCTGACACCAGCGGTGATGATGAGGGAGACGTCTATGTTGCTCAATTGCAAGAGGAAGCCAAGCAGGCCGTAAAGGAGTTTAAGATCGTGAAAAGCAGCCCTGAGCAAATTGCCGCGGACCGAGAAGAGATTCGCCTTCTCTACACCAGTTTGATGCAGTTCAAGGATGAGCCTGAGTTTCATGAAAAAGGCTTTGGAATTGGGCTGAACTACACCAACGAATGGCTTGAAGACGTGAAAAGAGTAGATTCTCGCATGTCGGTGAAAAAGGGCTACCCTTTGGCACTGGCGGCAAGCGCCGGGTATCTCAGGCAACTTGGTTCCGAGTATATCGCGAGCAAAGGTCATGAGAATCAGCTCACGCGAGACTTTCGCAAGTTCGTTGAAGAAGGGCTGGCTCAGCAGTAGTCAGCAGTCCTCATAAGCTCCTCACAAAGCACCCAATCGGGTGCTTTTTTGTTTCCACAGTTCCCATGGATTTGTGAAGCGATATCGCATTCCTCGTATCTTCTCCCTGTAAGCGCCGCATTTGCATCCGGCGTTCTTGAACAAACACGGAGCGCATCAGCTCCGCCATGCAGGGAGTAGTCATGAATAAACATAGCGTCATTATCGTGCGGGTCGACACCGGCGACGATGGCACCTTTGGCCGAATGTTTTTGCCGGGTGGTGTTGATCGCGTGAATGTTGAGCCGCCGTGGAAGAATAACCGTCGCAATTTCTCGTGCATTCCTCCCGGAAAGTATGAGTGCGAACTCCGTGAATCTCCCACCTTTGGCCTTTGCCCTGAGATTCTAGACGTCCCTGACCGAACCAAGGTCCTCATGCATCCGGGTAACTGGGCTGGCGATGTCGACAAGGGAAAGCTCTCCAATTCCGAGGCTTGCGTCCTTCCCGGTCAGCGCATCAAGGAAATGAAAAACCAGCTCGCCGTGACCAGTTCACGCACGACTTTGGCTGAGTTGATGGACTCTGTCAGTGACGGCAATCCGCGCCCCGGTGTCCGCTTTGATCTTGAGATCATCGACGCCACAGGCAAGGCCGGAAGGGGGTGGCGCAAATGTTAGCCACCACCATTATCGGCGCTGCCGCATCTATCGTGCCTTCCATCATCAAATGGGCTGCTGGTGATGAGGCTGGCGAAGTTGCCGAAAAAGCAGCTGACATCGCCAAGAAGCTCGTCCCCGGCCATGACGGCGAAGTTGATGCTCTGCACAGGGTAAATGAAGCCCCTGAGCTGCGTCGTAAGTTCCAAGACGAATACTATGCATTTGAAGTGGAACTTGCAGCCATGAAGCATGAAGAGGCCATGGCTAACATTGACCTCGCTGACACCAACGGCGGGCGTGATCTGGCAAAGACCGAAATTAACTCCACCGACGAATACGTGCGCCGCACTCGCCCTGAACTGCTGCGGTGGTACGGCAAAGGTACATTTCTTCTCATCTTCTCCTGCGTCGCGGTGGCCTTTTGCTCCGCATTCGCAACCTCTGTCACCAAAGACGAAGCCTCCTTTATTATCGACGTCCTCAAGTGGGCATTCCCCTCGGTTTCGGGAACGTTTCTGCTGATGTATCGCGCATACACTGGCCGTCGCACGCAGGAGAAACTGGGTGCCATGGGCCTTCAGCCTGAAACGGCCTTGGACAAGGTCGTCAAGCTGGTTCGGGGGTAGGCCGTGACTCTTGAGCTATTCGATATATTCCTCCGCATTGTGCAGGTTATTTTGATTCCTCTTTTAGGTCTTCTCCTCAAGTTTTATTGGGATCAGCGGAAAAAAGTTGATGACTTGAAGGATGATCACGACAAGTTAAAGGAACGGCTTACTAAAGCCGAATCCTGCCTCGAAAAAGTCCCCACAGAAGAGACCTTACACAAGCTCGCCATCAATCTCACCGCGTTGGGGGGTGATCTAAAAGCCGTCGTCGAAAAGATCGAAGGCATGAACAAGTCCGTCGAACGAATGGAAAGAGTCGTGACGCGGCACGAAGACTTTCTGCTGAATAATGGAGGCAAGTAAGCAATGTCCTACGGAATTGTTGTGACCGAACATCTTCGCATTACCATTCTCCGGCTGCTTGTAGAGCGTTCGGATTACACCCTTAACGATAGCCTTCTCCGCGATCTGGTTCCGCAATACGGCTTCCGTCCTTCTCGTGATGTCCTGCGCACCCAGCTCGCATGGCTTGAAGAACAGGGTCTTGTGTCGCTGGAGTGCAACAACGGCTGCCACGTAGCTCAACTTTCAGACCGTGGCGAAGAAGTTGCCAAGGGATACGCCACCTGCCCCGGCGTTAAGCGTCCTTCACCCGGAGGTGCCTGATGCCTCGTGATGGTCGTGAGTATCCGCCTGAGGCCGTTTGGGAAGCGCAGGAGTTATACTGCGTTGTTCGCCAAACCTATGAACAGGTTGCCGAAGAAACAGGTGTATCTGCCTCCACGCTCAAACGTTGGGGCAAGAATCACAAATGGGCAGAAAAGAGGGAAAATCTTGCTCAGGCTGAAGCAGACCTCAGGGCTGACACGATTCTGGCCCGTTCGGCGATGTTGAAAAAGCTCATCAAGAATCAGGATGCTCAGACCGGCTTTGCCGTTTCAGCGCTGGAAACTCTCGCCATGAAACAGGCTGATGCGGCCCGCGCACAGAAGCTCATGAGCGCAGCTGCGCAAAACGAGCTGCGCCCGATCCGCACGAGGGAAGACGTCGTGGCCGGGCTTGAGGAAGCGATAGAGCTGAAACTCAACATGCTTCTTCAAAGCCCTGAAGATATGGATTTCAAGGCTGCGCAGGACATCCAAAAGGCGATGGCATTCGTTGAGACTCTGAAGCCCAAGGGCAAAGAGGAGAAGACTCAAGCCAAGGGCGTGTCTCTCAAGACTGCCAACGATATCCGCGCCAAGATTTTGGGGGTCAAGAAATGACCGTCCCCACTCTCGACTTTGAATTCAATGAACATCTGGACGCCGAAGCGCCGGAAGTGCTGCTCCCATATCAGCAGCGCTGGGTTGCTGACACTTCACAAGTCAAGATTGCCGACAAGTCGCGCCGAGTCGGCTTGACGTGGGCTGAGGCCAGTGACGATGTGCTGGTGGCCGCCACTGATGGCCGGGACGGTATGGACGTCTTTTACATCGGATACAATCAGGAAATGACGCGTGAGTACATTGATACTTGCGCATGGTGGGTTAAGCACTTCGGCGAAGTAGCTGGAGATGTTGAGGAGTTGTTTGTCAAAGATGAAGACAAGGACACCCTTGCCTACCGTATCAATTTCGCTTCCGGCCACGAAATCCTCGCACTCACTTCCCGGCCTTCAAACCTCCGTGGTCGTCAGGGCCGCGTAGTTGTTGATGAGGCTGCATTCCACGGCGAGCTGGAGGAGCTGATTAAAGCGGCCATGGCCTTGCTCATGTGGGGTGGCGATGTCCGTATCATCTCAACCCACGACGGAGAGGACAACCATTTCAATCAGCTTATTCAGGACGCTCGTGCAGGGAGACTACCGTACAGCGTCCATCGCATCACGCTTGATGATGCCCTTGACGAGGGACTTTATCAGCGAATCTGCCTGATCCGTGGATCTGAATGGAGCATGGACGCGCAAACTGAATGGCGTGAAAAGCTCATCATTTCCTATGGCGATGGTGCTGACGAAGAACTCTTCTGCGTCCCCTCCAAGGCCGGTGGCGCTTATCTCGTGCGCACCACCATTGAAGGCTGCATGAACGAAGCTATCCCCGTGATTCGGTGGGAGCCTCCAGCCAAGGACTTTGTCGATTGGCCGGATGACATCCGTGAGGACGAAATGGAAGACTGGCTTGATGAGAACATCGGGCCGTTGATGGTGTCGCTACCTCTATGGCCGAGTTACTTCGGCGAAGATTTTGCCCGTACTCTTGATCTGACATGCATTTGGCCCATGCAGCTCAAGTCTGGTAAAACGCACACCCCCTTTATCGTTGAGCTGCGAGACTGCCCATTTTCCCAGCAGGAACAAACTCTTTTCTACATTGGTGAACGCCTGCCGCGCCTGTCTGGTGGCGCTCTGGATAAAGGCGGCAATGGAGCCTTTCTCGCAGAGCGCGCCCGGCAGAAATGGGGGCCGGAAATCATCGACGAAGTTTCGTTTCACGAGACGTGGAACCTCGAAAACTGGCCTCCGGCCAAAGCCGCCCTGGAGGATCGGACGACGTCCCTGCCGAAGGATGATGACGTTCTCGATGATTTCAGAGCCGTGAAGAAAGTCAAAGGTGTGCCCAAGGTCCCGCGAGACTCGCGCAACAAGGACCGCAAGGACAAGGGGAAACGCCATGGAGACTCTGCAATCGCGTATGTGCTGGCTCAGTCTGCCGTCAGGAAGTTTGAGCCGGAAGATGACGATTGGGACCCCATCACTAGCGGCACCAGCCGTGCTGCCGGAATCATGAGAGGATACTAATGCCGACTATCTACGACCATAAAGGCAATGCCGTAAGTGTCGTGTCCAATGACATGACATCTGAATTTGCAACCCGCCTGTCTGCTGGTGCGGATGTCGGGGGCTTTCTCGGCAAGCTGCCTGACCCTGATCCTGTTCTCAGGAAGCGCGGGGAATATGCCGATGTCTTGGAGGACCTGACCGCCGATGATCAGGTGTGCATGGCGATGCAGAATCGCAAGCTGCGGGTCCTGAACAAGCAGGATTACGAGTTCTCGCCGGGGCAGGCCAAAGGCAAGGACGTGGCAGCCGACGCAGCTCGGTTATGTGACGATCTGATAGAGGACCTTGAGGCTATCAATCTTCGTGACGTGTTCAGCTCCGTGCTGGACGCGCCTTTCTTTGGCTTCACTGTTTTGGAACTCATATGGGGGGCACGCAAGGGCCGTCTCCGTCTGGTGGACATTATAGCAAAGCCTCGCCGCTGGTTCGCTTTCAATGACAAGAATCAGCCCATATTCTGCGGAGACACGCAGGCTCAAGAGACGCCTTTGCCTGTGGGCAAATTCGTCATGGCGCGGCACTTTCCGACCTACGATAACCCCTATGGCCTCAGGCTGCTTTCCCGTTGCCTCTGGCCGGTTGCTTTCAAGCGTGGCGGCATCGAATTCCTGACACGGTTCTGCGAGAAATTCGGCTTGCCGTGGGTGCTTGCGAAGGCCCCGCGCAATGCGAAGCGTGAGGACCGTATGGCGATGGCCGGAGACCTTGCGGCCATGGTTCAGGATGCCGTAGCCGTCTTGCCGAATGGTGCCGATGTGGACCTTGCTTCGCCTTCAGGCAAAGCCGGTGACATCCATGAGGGCTACCTCCGACGTCAGGATAAAGCGATTTCCAAGGTGCTGATGGGTCAAACCCTGACCGCTGAAATGGATGGTTCCGGCAGTCGAGCTGCGAGTGAAACCCATTACAGCGTAGGTGGGGATATGGCCGATGCTGATCAGTTCCTTGTGGTCAGCACCATGAACGAGATCGCGCTGACCTATCGAAACGTCAACACGCCTGCCCACGTTATCGCACCAGTCTTCAATTACATCGAACCTGAGGACCATGAAGCCCAAGCGAGTCTGGACAAGAAGCTCCACAGCGTAGGCGTCCGATTCACTAAGTGTCATTTCACTCGTCGATTCGGTCTTGATGATGACGAGTTCACGCTTGAAGGCGATACCCAGAGCGACGCAAAGGACTCTCCTGCCGACCACTCCAGCTTTATGGAATTTGCCGACATTGAGGACGCTCAGTCCATCATAGATCAGGCTGTTGCCGACATCATGCCAGAAGGCATCAAGGCCAATAAGGAGATCGCCAGTCAAATTGAGAAAATCGTGACGGCTGCGGAGTCGTTTGAAGACATGCAGGTGATGCTGGCCGAGCTGCTGGGGCAGGATGCCGATGAAAGTGAGCTGGCTGACCTGTTGGGCCGCATGATGCTCAATGCCAGTGTCTTCGGCACGCAGGCTGTTGAAGGGGAAAACAATGGCTGATGAATGCGACGCAGCACAGGAAATTGAAGCGCTCCATTTGAAAATGGCGCTCCAGAATGCAGGCTCTCGTTGTTATGGCCATGAGTCCTTGCTCCACTGTGAAGAGTGCGGAGAACGCATCCCGGAGGCGCGTCGTGTGGCCGTTCCCGGTGTCCGTCTCTGCGTGAGTTGTCAGGAGGAATGGGATGACCTTTAGCATTGACCCTCTCGCTCCAGCTGAGGCTATCAAATACTGGAAAGGCAAAGCGCCGGTTTCTGCTGACGACATCAAGACAATGAATGCCGCCGCCAAGTCGCGAGCCTTTTCCGTTTCCGGCTTGTCCTCCATGGATCAGGTCAGCGCCGTGCACGCCGCCATCGGCAAGGCGCTGGAGAATGGCGAGACCCTTGCCAGCTTCAAGGGCCGGATCGGCGATATCCTTGAGAAGCAAGGGTGGACCGGAAAGCGGGCATGGCGGGTTGAGAACATTTTCCGCACCAACGTGCAGTCGGCCTACATGGCTGGGCGCTTCCAGCAGATGAAGTGTGTCACCAAGTCCCGTCCTTATTGGAAACTCGTAGCCGTTCAGGACCGACGCACCCGCCAAACGCACCTAGCTGTCAACGGGATGGTGTTTCGCCATGATCATCCGTTCTGGCAGACATGGTATCCGCCAAATGGTTTCGCATGTCGTTGCGTGGTGGTCTCACTCTCCGAGCGTCAGGTCAAAAGGCGTGGCCTAAAGGTTCAGACTGAAATGCCTGACCGCATCCGTGTGGTTGATCCTGAGACCGGGATGGAGTCCTTCGTGACGCCGGTCCCCGACAAGGGGTGGTCGACCAACGTGGGCGAAGATTGGCTGTCCGGTCTTACCGCAGATCACGCTGGCGCTATGAACGACGTCGAGTTTCCCACGCTTTGCCGTGGCGGCGAATTCGCTGACACGATGTGCAAGCTGCCGGTCTCCGAGATCGACTCCAAGCACGTGCATGTTGTGAAGGATAGCGACCTGCTCCCCAAGAAGGGGCTGGCAACCGAGGAATACGTTCAGGCGTTCCTGAATGAGTTCGGAATCAAGGATATCAATGGCAGCAAGGTGGTCAACGTCCACGGCTTCCCGGTGACGATCAGCAAATGGCTCTTTACGGAAAAGACTACAGGCGAGTGGAAGCGGACATGGTCGGACAAGCGGCCTTACATGCGGCTGCTGGCTCGGACGATCCTCAACCCCTACGAGGTGTGGTGGCGTCCTGTGGATCATCCCAAGACGGGGAAGATGTATTTCACCCTGCGCATGATCCGGCTCTTCCGCATGCCCTCCACAAAAGAGGTCTGTGGCTTTGGTTCGTTCTCTCTGTTCGGACGGAACTGGACAGGCGCAACCGCCTTCGCCCCGCGTGGGGATCGAAGCCAGAAAGCAATTTACAAGCAAGCGGAAAAAGAGAGGGCGGGAATTCTGATTTATCGTGAATAGCTCAAGTAGGCCGGTCCTTGAGCCAGCTCCGTGCAGTTATGATCCCTGACCCCGGCGGGTCTGCACGAACACCGACAGATACTCACGATCTATAAAATAGATAAGCCCCATAAAAAGGAAAGTCAAATGAGCAAGTGGATCAACATTTTCAAGACAGGAACTCATACCGACAGCTCTGGTCGCACTCGCACATGGACTGAAGCTGACCTCGACAAGATTATTGAAAAATTCAACCAGCGGACCGAAGACCCGCCCGTTGTGTTCGGCCATCCCAAGAATAACGAACCGGCTGAAGGTTGGATTGTTGCACTGCGGAAAGTTGGTAATTTTTTGCAAGCACAGTTTGCACGGCTTTCGGACAAAGCCAAAAAATCCGTGAAAAATAAGAAGCACAAATACGGCAGCCTCAGCCTCACGTCCGATCTGAGAATTCGCCATTTCGGGTTGTTGGGTGCAGTTGCCCCAGCAGTCAAAGGACTTGGCGAGGTCGAGTTCGAGGAAGGCGATGAGGGCATGACCGTATACATCAATTTCAACGAATCGGACGAACCGCCGTCCGGTCCGAAACCGGAGGAACCCCGCATGACCGAAGAAGAAATGAGGGCGAAAATCAAGGAAGCCGAGGACAAGGCTGACAAGGAAAAGGAAGCCCGCGAAAAAGCCGAATCCGACCTCAAGGCCAAGGAAGACGAGGTCAAGGAGAAGGAAGCCGGGCAGCGCAAGGAAAAGCTTGAAGAAGCCGTGGACAAGCTCGTTGAAGACGGCAAAGTCCTGCCTGCCGAAAAAAACAAGGTGCTGGCTTTCTGCGAAGCCCTTGGCGGCGAAGACGGCGGCGAGGAGATGAGCTTCAGCGAAGGCGAAGGCAAGAAGCCCCTGCCCGAGCACTTCCTCGACTTCATGGCAAGCGGCAAGAGCCACGGCCTGATGACTGAATTCAGCGCCCCCCCGTCCGGTGATGAGCCGGGCATGACCGAAGACCTGACCAAATACGTTTAAGGAGAACATCCTATGGGCATCAAAGGAAATGTAGGCACCGTCAGTGCCGGTGGTGATCGCGCACACACCGGTCACCACCCCCCGATCCTCGGCTCCCGCAAGGTCAAAGTCAACAACGGCATTTACCCTGCTGGCCTCATCGTCAAAGAGGATGGTGCTGGTGATCTGGTCCCCTACGACGGTGCGACCGACACCGACCCCATTGTGGCCGTGATCGACGAACCCGTTGACACCGCAGAAAACTCCTCCGCTATCACCTTGGAACACGGCACTGCCCGCAAGAGCGTGATCAAGATCAAGGCTGTTGGCGATGCTGCCGAGGCTGCGGATATCAAGAAACTCGCAACCATCGGCATTTACGCCGTTTAAGGAATTCGCCTATGCTTACTCAGCTCAAAGGCCTTTTTTCTCGTGAGGCAATAGCCACGCATTTGAAAGCCGCTCCCAAGCTCAAAACTACCATCATGGACGATTGCTTTCCGGGGCGAGTTCAGAAACCGTTTGCCGTGGTCGGCATTGACGATGTCATGGAAATTGTCGGCACTGTGCCTGTCATCCGTCGGGGTGGGATGTCCACTCCTCTCGGCGCGGGCAACGTGAACATCTCCATGATTGAGCCTCTGTCCGTCAAGCCTTCCAAGGACATCACCGGTCAGGATTTGAACAACCTGCGTATGATTCTCGCAGACAAGGCAAGCGTTGATGTTTGGACTCGCGACACCATCGTCCATCTGCGAGACACATGCCGAATGACCACCGAAGCAATCGCTTCCACTGCGTTGACCGGCACCATCTCCTGGCCTGTCCAGATTGATGGCGGTTGGGACACCTACGAGGTGCAATTCGGTGAAACGTGGCGCGTTAATCCTGCCAAACTCTACAACGACGGCGAAATCAAGGTTGTCGATGTTTACAACCACCTGTCTGATATGGAGACCGCCATTCAGGATGGCGGCTACGGCGGCCAGATTAAATTCAAGGCAGGCAAGAACGCATTCGCTGCGCTCTATGCCATTGTCGAGAATTTCAAGTCCACCGCGAAGATGAAGGTGGAAGTCGGAGCCGGTGAGATTAACGTCGGTGGCTACATCGTGCAGAAATGCGCGGAGAAATACCGCAACCCTCAGAGCGGCACCATGGTCGACAAGATCGCCTCCGACGAAATCATGGGTTACGCCGTGGATGCTCCGGGCAAGGTCATCTACTGCGCTCTGGATGACATCGACGCCAAGCTTCAGCCGTTCCCGTTCTTCCCGAAGCCCAACCCTCTTCCCGAAGGGACCGGCTACCGCATCATCGGTCAGAGCAAGCCGCTTCCGGTTCGTTCTCCGAAGTCCATTTGCTGGGGCAAAGTCCTTTAATGCCATATTCGCGCCCTGCCGCATTTCAGGTGTCGGCAGGGTGCTTCATACGGCTTAACCCTCTTGGACTAGTCTAAAACTAGTCCAAAACGTGAAAGAGAGGCATCTGTGTACTGCGAGAGAGACGATCTGACTGATTACGTCGTTGAGGGCTATATTTCCGCAGCTGACGACCAGACGCCCGGAATCGTCGAACGGACGCTCCAGAATGTGGCTGTAGAGATCGACGACGCTCTCCGCGCCCGCTTTGAGCTGCCCCTTATCAAGGTGCCGGGAACCATCAAGCGCATCGCCGCTGTTATCTCCTCCTATCGTATCGTGGGTGGCATAACTTCCTTGATGGCGTCCGAGGGAGGCTCTAACAACGATTGGATTCCGCTCCAGACGCAATACAAGCAGGCTGTGAAGGATTTGGAAGCGATCCGTGAAGGCAAGATGAGCCTTGGACTGGACGAGCTGGGTGAAGAACCCCGCTCTGACGATTCTCTTATCGTCATCACCAAGAAGCCTGCCATTGACATGAAGGGGTGGTGATGGGCGGTACCAGTTTCAAATTGGATTGGGGCGGGTTTGACAAAATGGTCGGCAGCGCTACGGCTCGTGTAGCTCAGACCCAAGGGGCTATGGCTGAAGTTAGTGAGGCCATGGTGTCTTCCACTGTGGAGCGCTTTGAGACCTCCACCGCGCCTGACGGTTCCAAGTGGAAGCCCTCCAAGCGAGCTGAGGAAGAAGGCGGAAAGACGCTTGATGATACGAGCGCCCTCAAATCCAGCGTTGGCTATGAAGCAAGCCCCTCTGATGTGGCTTGGGGGAGCAATAAGGTCTACGCCCGTATTCACCAGCTGGGCGGCGAGACAGGTCGCAACAAGTCCGTGACCATCGACCAGCGCGAATACCTCGGCATGTCTGAAGAGGACATTGAGGAAAACCGTAGCATCATTGCGGACCATCTTATTGGCGCTTTGGGAGGTCAGGGATGAGACAAACTGCAACCGACATCGTGACCAAAGCCGCCATGACCGCAGGGCTGCCGGGTAAGGCGATCATGATTGAAGCGGAGAAGGACAGCGTTACGCTTCCCAAACGCCGCGTTGAAATTGGATTTCTGACCGAATCCTACAAGTATACAGGCCGTCCTGTTCGTAAGCGCCCCAGCAAGGTGAACGCCAAGACGCATCGCACGTTTACTCGTGAAAGACATTCTATCCGGTTGCCTGTGCGCGTCGTGATCCGCTCCGACGATGAGGGATGGCTTAAAGAATTTTCCCGCCGTTTTTTGGCGGCGCTGCCCAAGCGAACTGTAGATGGTGATGGAAATTCCGTCACCGTGGCTGTGGAGAAAGCCAAGTACGGCGGATTCACGAAAAAGGCTGTCGAAGTTATCAAGAAACGGTCCAAGACCTATCACATCGCGTTAACGGGCATGACCACTGCGGATACTGAGATTCCGCTCATCAAGAGCGTCAGATTTGACCCCAAATATAGGGAGGCCAGTAATGAGCAAACCGAAGACTAAGGAAACCCTGAAGCCCGTCGAAGACCTTGCCAAAGCCGCAAATATCCCCGCGTGGGAACTCGCAGCTCTCCGGCAGGGCATGGACTGGGCAGAAGGCAAACACGTCACCGAGGCCGAGTTCAACACCGCTTTGGACCGCCTGCGCAATCGCCCTCAGGGCGGCGGCGCTATCAACTAGGGAGATACCATGAATGATGTAATCGAATATCTCGTTGATGGTAATAGCGGCATTGCTCCGGGCAGTGTTTCCGGTTCGGCTATCGTTGCCGGTGTCTGCTCCAAGGGCGAGGTTGGCAAGGGCTACATCCTCGGCAAGCGCAGTAACTTGACTGAGCTGCTGGGTGTCGGCCCCCTCGTGGATCGGCTGCGCGACGTCTTTGCTACGGGCGGTCAGGAGCCTGTGGTGCTGGCCGTACCCGTAGCAGGCCTGCCCGGCGGCTATATCGGCAATGTGAAGCACACCGGCACCGGCCCTGATGCCACCACCAGTGGCGTGGCCGGAGGCAATATAGACGCCAAGGTTCAGATCGTGGCAGCGGGTCAGCTCGGCACCGCCATGTACAAATTGTCCGAAGATGGTGGTAAGGTATGGGGCAACCCCACGGCCACACCTGCCAACGGGCAGATCGCCTTGGGCAGCTCTGGCGCTTTCCTCGTTTTGGACAGCGATGCTCAGGTCAAGGATGACATCTATTCCGTTATTGTGCGCGGTCCCATTGGCCCGGTTACCAAGATCGGCGACGGTCCTGACATCACCGTGGCCGGAACCGTCACGGCTGGCACTGAGCTGGTGCTTCGCGTTACCAAGACCGGTGGTCGCAATGTCGGCACCTATCAGTTATCCGAGGACGGCGGCGACAACTGGGGCATGATCCGTACCATCCCCATTGACGGCGATATCCCGGTCAGCTCTGTTGGCGTGACTCTCACCGTCCCTGATGCAGAAATGAAGCTCGGCAATGAGTACCGTTGTGTCCTCAATGCGCCTGCTCCGTCCATCTCTGCGGTGATGTCTGCCCTGGAAGAGCCTCTCAGCCTCTACGATATCGAGTTTGTCTACATCGTCGGCCCGAGCGACTCCGTGGACTGGGCGGCGTGTGGTGTCAAAGCCGATCAGCTTTGGAACATCCATCGTCCCACCTACTTCAAGACGGAATTTCGCCTTCCTCATGATGGCGAAGATCTTAACGACTGGGTGGCTGCGTGGAAGGCTGAAGAAGCTAGGTACGCCCACAAGTTCGTCCAGAACATCGTAGCATTTGGCGAGGTGACGGATTCGCTCGGCTTCAGCAAGGTCCGCAACTTTGGTGGATTGCAGGCCGGACGTGTGCTGTCCATTCCCGTGCAGCGAGCAACTGGACGCGTCAAGGACGGCCCGATCAGCCAGGCGCAGTTGCCTGAGGGCTGGGTGAAAAACGGCATCCACGAAATCCTTGAAACGGCTGGCGCTGTCTCTGCCAAGATGTATGCCGGAAAGGATGGCGTCTACTGGGGCGACTCCAGAACGTTGGCCGAGGATTCCAGCAATTTCCGCTACGAGGAAGTTCTCCGTACCGTGTTCAAGGGTGTTCGTCTTTCGCGTGTCGCGGCCCTGGACGGCCTCTACGATGAAGCCGGTGACCCGATCGCCGAAGGCGGTGCCTCCGGTCTTGTTTATCTCCAAGGCAAAATCGAAAACGCACTGGACACCATGGTTGATGCGAAACCAAAGGAACTGGCAGATCGTATTGTCACTATCCCTCCGGGGCAGGATGTCGCCAACAATGGTGTAGCCGTTGAACAGGATTTTATCGGCATCCCCATCATCCGCAAGATCAAACTCTTCTCTAACTTCACCTATGCCGGGTCTAACTTCGATCCGCGCCTCAAGGAGGTAGCATAATGTCGGTTAACGGCAATCTTTACGACTGGGAAGGGGTTGAAATTCAACTGCCCAACGGCGTTGCCATCGGTATCACTGACATCAACTACGGTGATGAGCGTGGTATTGAGGAACGTTATGGCAAGGGCAGCAAGCCTCGTGGTTATGGCCGCAAGAACTACAAGGCCTCCGGCGACATGACGTTGGACCTTGATGAAGCGGCAGCTCTGCGCAAAGCCCTTGGCGGCTCCGTCTACAAGGGTAAGCCATTCCAGATCGTTGTTAGCTATGGCAACGATGGCCTGCCCACGGAAACTGACACACTCCCTTTGGTCAAGATCACCAAGCAATCCACGGGCGCAGCTCAGGACAGTGAGAATGTAGGTGAGAAGAAGTACGACCTTAAAATTCTTGCTCCCATCAAGTGGGGCGGCACTCCGGCTCTGTAAACCGGGACACCTAACATGAGAAAAGGACCAGCCATGGCTGAAAATGAAAAGAAAACCGAATACGTCGAATTGAAACATGACTTCTATGATCACTTCAGCGGAACCGACAAGGAGTTCATCTTCAACTTCAAGCGTCCGTCCACCCCACAGGTCAACCGATTTCAGAAGCTCGCTCTCAAGAACGCAGGCCAGGCTTTTCGCAACCTGATTATGGAAACCGTCAAGCCCGACGACAAGACGAAGCTCAAGGCTGCTCTGGACGGTTACCCCGGCCTTGCCTCCGCCTTTGGCGGCGCTTTGATGGCGTCCTGTGGTTTTGGTGATCTGGGAAACTAATCCAGCGTAACCTTCAGGTCATAGAACAGGATGGTGTCGCTCAGCACAGTTTGTTGATTCGATACTGGTTACGAGAGGCACCGTCCTCAGTTGTCGAGACCTTTGCCATTCAGGCGGCGAGCGCTCTGTGGATGGAGAAGCGATTCGCACAACAGAATACACCTCAAAAATAGCAAGCACAGTTTGCACGGTTTAGTGAATGAAAACTTCCACGCGGCTATTCTGGCCGCATGGAAGTTTTCAGCGTTCTAGCTTCAATGTCGCTCGTGGACATGATCACCGCCCCGCTCAGGAAGATTGGGGCGCAGATGAATGTCACGGACAAGGCCGCCGCGTCGCTCAGCAGCGGCGCTCTTTCTTTGGCAAAATCCCTATTGCCCATTGCATTGGCGGCGGGGGTGCTATTTGCAGCCCTAGCGCCGTGCATATCGGTGGCGGCGGACTTTGAGACCGCCATGTCCCGCGTGGGTGCTGTCTCTAGGGCGACTCCTGCCGAGATGCAGGAATTGTCGAGCGCAGCGCGTGAGCTGGGAGCCACTACAGAGTGGTCAGCCATGCAGGTGGCCGAGGGGCAAAAGTATCTCGCCATGGCCGGTTTCGCGGTCAAGGAGAACATTGCAGCCCTTCCGGCGGTCCTCAATATGGCAAGCGCCGGTGCCACGGAGCTGGGGCGAGCTGCTGACATTTCCTCGGACATTCTGTCTGCCTTCAATATGGAAGCGGGCGAGATGCCGCGTGTCGCGGATACGCTTACCGCTGCTTTCACCACATCCAATACCTCGCTGGAACTGCTCGGCGAGACCATGAAATATGTGGCCCCTGTGGCTGAAAAGGCTGGCGTGTCTCTTGAGGGGACCGCAGCCATGGCAGGGCTGCTCGGTAATGTGGGCATCAAGGGATCGCAGGCCGGTACCGCGCTTCGTGCCATGCTCAACGGGCTGGCAGCTCCTTCCAACGAGGCGGCGAACGCCATTGCCGATTTGGGAATCAAGACCACCGACTCCATGGGCAACTTGCGAGACCCCATCGCGATCCTCGGCGAGATGGCGCAGGAGACCGAAGCCATGGGCAGCGCTCAGAAGATGGCCTTTGCAAAAACTGTCTTCGGCACCGAGGCCATGAGCGCGGCGTTAGCACTGTTCGACAAGGCCGGAACC